CTGGCCTAACGCTCCCCTTCGCTCTCAATAAGCTGTTCTCCAAGATGGATGCAAAGAAGCAAATTATGATGGGGAAAGTTGGCATTTCAGTAGACGATAACGACGCTCAACTGCGTGCCACTGAGCAAGTATTGAAGCTGCACGAGCGATCTGGGCGGATTCCGTCGAATAAAGAACAAAACGGCGGCGCAAATATCATCGTAATCATCGAATGATTAAGTGCAATGTATTCATGCACATAGCATAATTGAGTTACATAATGAATCTTATCAGACCTTCGATATTGTTTCGCTTGCGGCTGTCGAGTGAGCATGTGCCCGTGAAAAGTGGACCCCCGGCACCCCCAAAATGGGCGGATGAAAATATCGATAGGAACCCACCCACTCAGGGTACAGCCTGCCAGAGTATTCGCTTTAGGTTCGCCATGCCATCCAGAATAGGCATTCTTGGCGTTTGCAGGCGCGTGGGGCGATTTTACCAGGGACTTGGCACCAGACTTCAGGCGGTTCGGGAAGAACTGCTGGTAATGCGGCTGGCAGCGAACATCTTCCTAAAGCGGTTAGTAGTTAACGACTCCCCGCACAGATGGCACCGGATCGCCTGTCCGCAATTTTGAATGCCTAGACATACCCGCACAGATGCGCAGAAGGCCCCGCAAGCGTCGGTCGAACTTCGTCTGCCGCACCTTTGGGCTGCGCGGTCCTACCAGTTGGGATTGAAGAAGGCGATGCCGTCTGATCCCAAGCCGGAAGGGACCAGAAAGCGATTCTGCTGCGTATGGCACCGGAGGGCGGGTAAGGATTTGACCGCACTGGCATTGACTGCCAGGGAGATGGCGAGCCGGGTCGGATATTACATGCATGTGTTTCCGACCCTGAAGCAGGGCAAGGCGATTGTTTGGGATGGCAAAGATAATGCGGGCATACCGTTTACGGACAGATTCCCACGCGAATTGATTTTGGAGCGGAACGAGACGGAGTGTCAGATTGTCCTAAAGCCATTGCCGGGGCAACCTGGGTATGGCGATCCCAAGGCCAAAGGTTCCATCTGGCAATTGCGAGGTGCGGATGATCCCGACTCACTACGCGGTGGCAATTGTATTGGCGTCGTGTTTTCTGAGTTTCAGCAGATGGACAAGGTGGTTTGGAACATCGTAGAGCCGATCCTTCTGGCAAATGGCGGGTGGGCGGCATTCCTGTTTACGCCCGAAGGTCAGAACCATGCCTACGATCTTTACAACACGGCTAAGGCCAATCAAGACAAGTGGTTCTGCTCGAAACTGACGGTAGAAGATACCAGGTGCGATGCCGCGGGAGAGTCGGGGGAAAGGGTAGTTTCCCAGGAAGACATTGACCAGGCGCGCAAGGAAAACAGCCCCGAAGAATTTATCCAGCAGGAGTACTACTGCTCGTTCTCCGGTTTCCTGCGGGGCACCATATTTGGCGACCTGGTGACGAAAGCCAGACTGGATAAGCGGGTAGGCCAGTTCCCTTGGAATGCCAATGCTCCCGTTGGGACGTGTTGGGACATTGGGCGTTACGATCAGACCGGCATTTGGTTCTACCAGAAGCGCGGCGACACGATTTTCTTTATTGACTACATCGAAGATCGGCTAAAGGGCGCGCATGATTACGCGAAGTTGGTGCGGGAGAAGCCCTACATCACAACTTCCTGTATCCTGCCGCATGACGCCAAGCACAAAGGATTTTCCGCAACGCAGAGTACCGAGGAATTTCTGTCGCGCAGCTTTCAGGGTGTGACCGTTGCAGATAAGACCTCCGTGCAGTCCCAGATTGACGCCACCCGTAGGATGTTCTCCCGGTTCTGCTTCGATGAGATTAAGTGCCGCAGGGGCATTGAGTGTCTCGAAAAATACCGCCGCAAGTATGACGAAAAGCTGAATGCCTACTCGGGCGAGCCGATGCACGACGAATATTCGCACGGAGCTTCCGCGATGATGACTGGAACCATTGGAGGGTTGGAATATCCGCTAAACTGGCGAGACGGCAAGAGTAAGGGCAGTCCAGCCTTCGCGGAAACCAACTTCGACGTATTCGCTCCGGTGGAGATGGTGCAGTAATGAGCTTCGGAAGCAAACCGCCAGCTATGCCCTATTACCCGCCGCCTCCGCCGCCGATCACACCGGATGCGATTGTGAGTCAGGCGGATCAAGCTGCGGAACAGGTCAAGGCCAACGCTCGCAAGATGACGGGCAGGGCGGCAACGATTCTGACCTCGCCATTGGGAGTGACAACTCCTACGCCGGTTACGCCTAAGAGTCTTTTGGGATCATGACGCAATACAAGAAGCCCACCGCTGCGGATTGGGATTGGTACCAGCGCGAGTACGACCGTCTAGTTATCCAACAGGGCCGCAAGATAGCGGGCACAACCGAGATTGCCATTGCGCAGACTCCATTGGACGAAACACTTCGTAATCAACAGAGGGCCGAACTTCTCGCGCTCAAGATTCGCAGAGATGCGCAATTGGGATACTGACGAAGGAGCTTTGGTTTACTCGACAGAGCTTCTTCGCCAGCATTTCCATTGCTGGAGAAAGCGTTAGGACAATGCACGAAAACATCACAGTAAACGGAGCGCCACTGCAAGAGCACCTGTCACAGAAATTGATACAGGAGGTGCAGGAAGTGCGCGCGGGTGATTTGCGCAAGCCATTGCCTAAGGGTGGCGCGTCGAAGTTCAACGGCAATATCAGTCACGCTAAGAGCGGTCCCGTGCAGGTTGTCTATTCGCCAGATCAGAAGGCGCAGAACGTAGTCATCGATGGAACGGTGTTCCCCTGGGCTGAAAAGGGCGCATTTGGCTTTGTTGCCTCCGGTGAATCGATATTGGGAGCACTTGAATGTTCCGCTGATGGGTCTGAGGTGAAGTGCCACGAATGTGGTGGATGGAAAATTCATCTTGGCGGCCATATCGGTATTCATGACATGACGATGCGGGAATATAAGATAAAACACGGATTCAAACAATCCTCGCCAATAATGGCTCCGTCCCTTAGGGAGCAAAGAAAGCAATCATTCGTGTCATGCCTAACGCCAGAAATAAGGAAGCGTGCCCTTTCTTCCTCCTTGGCGAGTAGGTCAAAACGCATGGAGACATACCATAGCAAATCGGATGAACTGGCGAATTTGCAAATGGTATGCATGGCCCAACTCACGATTCGTCTGACCAATCTAGCTGCAAAACTAGGCCACTGCCCCAGCGTTATTGAAATGATGGCTGGAGATGAACACGGACCCATAACCTATGCGGCTATTAAATGGGCCTTCAATATGACCGCCCGGGAGGCTCTCCGTTCCATCGGTCTCAATGTCGGTTTGCCAGGTTCGGCCAAGGGAGCTAATTCCATCGCCGATTCAAAGCGCCTGAAAATACTTCAGATGCGCTCGCGGGGATCGTCGTATCGGGAAATTTGTGCGGCGCTGGATGTAAGCATTCCGACCGCAATGAAATATGTTTCGCTAGCAAGCTAGAACCACAAACTAAAAAGGAGTCGATTCGGAAGAAGGTGCTCCCGCTGGGAGCTTCTTCTCCTCAATCGAAACCCCGCAGTTGCCCACTGAAGCAGCACAAAATGACAGTAGACACTGAACAGCTCATGCGCCGGTACGACCGGATGAAAACCGAGCATATGAACTGGCGTCCTATTTGGCAGGACATTGGTTCGTATATTCATCCGCGCCGATCGGACTTCAATATTAAGCGCCTCGAGGGAACGAGTCAGACGCAGAAACTATTTGATTCGACTGCGCTAGTAGCAAATCAGCGATTGGCAGCGACCTTGAATGGTTCACTGACAAGCGATGCTTACCGCTGGTTTTCTCTGACAGTCCGCGACGATGAATTGCAGGACGATTACGAAGTCAGGGAATGGCTGGATGATGTGGCCTCGCGGATGTACAAGGCTTTTAATCAGTCAAATTTCTCGGCAGAGATTCAGGAAGTCTACCTAGATGGTGGGGCGCTTGGAACCGCGAGTGTCTACCTCGATGAAAAGCAACCCGATGCGCCCGCTTTCAGCGGACTTGTTTTTAAGTCTCTGAATCTTGCCGATTATGCCATCGCGGAAGATTACTGCGGAGTCGTAAACACGCTGTTCCGCACGTTTGAACTTTCTGCAATTGAGATTCTTGCCAAGTGGGGCACGGCCAACATTGGCGAGAAAGTTCAGAAGGCGCTGGACGATAACAAACCAGACATGAAGTTTGAAATCGTCCACATGGTTTACCCGCGATATGCGGGAACCGCTCCCTATGGAAGTTTCAGCAAGAATCTGCCCTTCGCCTCGGTGTTCATGGTTACTGGCCTTGCAGGATCGCAGGGACGAAGCAAGGCATATGAGCAAGTTCTCTCCGAGGGAGGATATTACGAGTTTCCGCACATGGTTTTGCGCTGGGGCAAATCTGCGGGCGAAGTCTACGGTCGCGGTTTGGGGCACATCGCCATCCCCGATGTAAAGACGCTGAACAAGGCGAAGGAATTGAGTCTCAAAACATGGTCCAAGACGCTGGACATGCCCACCAAGAGCAGGGAAGAAGCAATTGTTGGTCCCCTGCGCAACGTTCCCGGTGGAAATACGATTGTCCGCAATCTGGATGACCTGCAACCGCTATATCCTCCCGGTTATTTCAGGGAATCACTCGGCAGTGAACAACTAAAGGGCAATGAACTTAGGGAATCCATCCGCAGCGTGTTCTTTGCCGATCTGACCGAACTTCCGGTTGGTCCAGTAATGACTGCGTTTGAAGTACAGAAACGTTTGGAACTTTTGCAGCGGAAACTAGGCCCGACGCTCGGCAGATTGAAAACGGAACTACTTTCGCCGTGCGTGGACCGAGTTTTCTCGATGATGTTTCGCCGCGGTGCATTTCCTCCCGCTCCGCAGGCCCTTTTGCAGAATGGCGCTCAGTTAGATGTCCAGTTTGAAGGGCCATTAGCGAAGTCGCAGCGGTTGGGAGAAGTCGAAGGACTCGAAAGACTGTTTGGCGCGATTGCCAATGCTACGCAGGTCTATCCCGATGCGCCCGACAACATCAACATTGATGTTGCGCTGAATCTTGAAAGCGAAATCCTCGGAGTGCCCGCGAAAGTAATGCGCAGCGCGGACGAAATGAAGCAAATACGAGATGCCAGGGCACAGCAGAACGCCCAACAACAACAAAAGGCTGACTTGGCCCTGGCTGCCAAGGCTGCCGGTCAAGCCGCTCCTGCATTGACTGCAATTCAAGGTGCCCCGTGAGCTGGCGAGACTGGACATTCGACGCACAGAAGGAAGCGGAGAAAGAAGAAGCGCAACAGGACGAGACATACAAAATCATCCTTGCCACTTCGCAAGGGCAGGACATGCTTGACGATTTGATCAGGTTTTCTCAGGAACCGGGCATTGAATCCGCAAGATTGCTTGGCAGGGCAGACGTGGTGACGCGAATCATGGCGCAACGGCGCAATGGAAGGAAACTAACAGATGGCAGCAGCAGCTAGCGTATTAACCGATGGTGCAGTGGCGGCAGCAGCTCCGGTCGATTGGAAAGCCTCGCTTCCCGAGGATTTGCGTGCGGACAAGGCTTTCGAGCCAATCAAGGACGTTGCGGGACTGGCGAAATCGTTCCGCGATGCGCAGCAATTCATTGGCAGTGCGGTCAAGAAGCCGAAAGACGATGCTCCCGCAGAAGATTGGAACAAGTTCTATGCACGCCTCGGCAGGCCGGAATCTCCCGATAAGTATGAACTGAAGATGCCCGAAGTTGCGGGTGCGCCTCCCATTGATGAGGGACTTGTAAAAGAGTTCAAGAATTGGGCGCACGAAAGCGGACTGAACAGCCGTCAGGCACAGGTATTGCTCGACAAGTTCAATGCTCACCAGATGCAGAGCATGGACACCTATTCCAAGGGCATGGAAGAAGGAGTGTCCGCACTCAAGAAGGATTGGGGCGGCGAGTATGACAAGAAGGTTGGTTTCGCCAGCCGCGCAGTGAAAGAACTCGGCGGAGACGATCTGATTAAGCTCTTGAACGATACCGGACTAGGCAATCACCCAACGCTGGTGAAGCTGTTTGCCAAAATCGGCGCAGGAATGCAGGAAGATACTTTCATCGCGGCGGATGGACCTGGCGATGGTGACTCCAAAGACGCCATCCAGCTCAAGATTGACGAAATTCTCCGCGATCCAAAACATCCGTATAACGATTCTAAGGCGTCCTATGACGCCCATGAAGCCGCTGTGCGTGAAGTCGGTAATTTGTACAAGAAGCTTTCTTCATAAGGTAAGGCAGTGCGGGGGAGTCGCGCCAGCGATCCCGCAGGCCGCTCGGAAAGACGAGCCGAGTTAAACCGTCCGTAAGACGGTCAGGAGTGATCCGCTAAATCCGGCGGGTAGTCCCTCCGAAAAAGGTAGCAACAAAACTTTTTCGAGAGAGGGACAACTGTGGCAACAATCCAAGATTGGCAGATTAAGCAGTTTAACGCGAACGTCATCAATCAGTTTCAGCAGCGCGGCAGCAAGTTTCGCGGAGCATCGCGGGAACATCCCAACGTAACCGGAAACACGGACTTCTGGGATCGCATTGCGCCGATTGAAGCAATTCAGAAAACAACCCGCTATGCGGACACGCCGCTGGTGGATTCTAACTTCTCCCGGCGTGCCTGCTACCTCACGGACTGGCATCTGGCTAATTATGTTGATTGGTCCGACCTGGCCCGCGTGCTGGCCGATCCGAAGTCAGAACAATCCAAGAATACCACGCTGTCACTCGGTCGCCGCGTAGACCGTCTTTTCATTGCGGCGCTGGATGCTTCCGTGCAGACGGATGAAACGGGCGGCACTGCCGTTACATTCGCTAACGATTGGTCGGCTCGCGGAGCCGCCGTGGCCCGCTCTGGCTCTACCGGAGATTGGGACTTTTCCGCCGCCGCTCTCACCGTTCCTAACCTAGCTTCCCTGAAGCTGGATATGGACAACAACGATGTGGATCCAGACCGCCGACACATCGCCATGGATCCCTCCGGCCTGAAGCAGCTTTTGTCTGCTTCGTCCGCTCCGCAGATCACTAACTCCGACTATGCCACGGTGAAAGCCTTGGTCATGGGCGACGTTGACACGTTCCTGGGTTTCAAATTCCACACTTCCAGCCTCATGCCCAACCCGTCCGGCAATAACTATTACGGGTATGCGTGGCACGAGGATGCCATGGGCCTTTCGATGGCCCAGGAACTCACGACCGAAGTGGACAAGCGCCCCGACAAATCTAACGTCTGGCAGATTTACGCCAAGATGGCGATGGGCGTTGTTCGAACACAGGGCGAAGGCGTCGTTCGTTTCAAGATCGACATCACCAAGTAGTTACTCGGGGCACTGGTTGACCCTTGAGTGACTACAGCCAGCGGGGTCGGTTAATCCCGGCCCCGTACTCCATAAAAGCGGAAAGCTAGGAGAAAAAGGAAATGGCTACTGCATTTTTGTCCGATCAAGAAACAAACGTCCAGGGCAACCCGTCGAAGATGGTTAATTCCAACGAATATGGCGGACGTTCGCGCAAGGCGTTTTTCAGCAAGACGCTTGCCAGTTCTGGACTTGCCACAGGTGACACTATCGCCCTCTGCCGCATCCCGAAAGGTGCCCGTATCATGGGCGGAAGTTTCTGCTGGGATACCGCGCAGGGCGGCACCGCAACCTTGGCAATCGGCATCACCGGCACGACCGGAAAGTATTTGGTCGCCGCCGTCACGAACGCGACTACCAACGTCGCCTTTGCTAACTCCATCGCAACCAACCTCGGAGCAGTAACTACCGCAGAAGAAGCCATCCTTGCCACCAACGCAGCGGCGGCTTGGACTGCCAGCTCGATTCTGCGTGGCTGGATCGAATACGTAGTTGACTAAGCATGTGGGGCGGCCTTCGGGTCGCCCCTTTTCTTTTCAGGAGATGAAATGCAGAACTTTTTGAATGACATTCAAGCGCACATGAACGAGATCAGCGGATTGATCAGTGCCTTCCAGACTTCTGTTAATGAACTGAATGCGCGAGCAGAGAAGCTGAAGCCCACCGCCGATCAGTTTGAAGCCACCAGCAAGGCTCTGGTGGAGAAGCTTGCGGAACTTGCCAAAGCCGAGAAACGTCTCGCAGAAATCAAGGTGCTGCATGCCAAATTCCACCAGGCGGCTACCTCGGTCTAGTGGCAACCCGCATTGGAGCATATGAAGAAAACCAGCTTCGCCCCGCAGCCCTCACTGTCAAATGGACAGGGCTATTGTCTGGCGATGATGGCGACTGGATGCTCCTGGGGCATTACCGGCACAAGTGTTTGCAGATTTACGGCACCAATGGCGGGGCGCTGGTGACTCTTGAAGGAACGAATGAAACCGGGACACCTGCCAATCCTGTTCCGCTCATGGATTCGTTCGGCGTTCCCATTGCGATTGCTGGCCTAGATTCTTTTCTGAAGGAAGTTCACGAAAACCCGCTGAAAGTGCGCCCAAGGATTCAGGGCGGCGACGGCACCACGAGCATTACCGCAGTTCTAGTATGCAGGCACGGATAATTCAGATGAGGACGGAAATGAAGACAAAAATACTTTTAACGTTGTTGGCTGCACTTCTGTTCTCTCTGTGCGCGAATGCCCAAACCGGCACGGCGACTCAGCGATCCTATACTGCCACGGCTTCCGGCAACTTCGACACCATTAACATGGGCGGTCTGGGGGCTGTCTATCACCAGTTGGTATGGTCTGGCACAGGAACAATCAGCACATGCGTCGTGCAGCTCGACCAAAGCACCGATGGCACCACATGGTCAACGCAGCTTATCTCCGGCAAGACCTGCACCTCTGCCGGAACCAGCGGAATGATTCAGGGCGTTACTCCATATGTGCGCGTGAACGTTTCGACGCTCACTGGTGGCGGGACTCTGACCGTTACCTATCAGGCGTTTATTTCTAACCCCAATGCATTGGTTGGAGTGACGAACGCGGCTGGTAATCCCACTGACCAAACCTCCTACGGAATATCCGATGAGTTCTTTGGCGGATCGCTTGCCTCGCTAAGTATTGGCGATTTGCTCTGGACGATGAGCGGAACGGCGGCTTGCGGAACTGCGGTTCAAGGCGCGGGCACGACCGCACATCCCGGCCAATTTACGGTTACGACCGGTGCAGTTTCCGGTAATACGTGCGGCATTACCGGGGCAACGGCTTCTTCTGCTGGTGCGCTTGGAAATGCGGCCCCGTGGGAAATGGTCTGGGTGTTCAGCGTTCCATCCAATGCCACCGCTGGTGCTTATCTGGGATTCTCCGACTCGCTGACTGCGGTTCCTTCCAACTGGGCCGGTTTCAAATATGACACCGCTGGTGATGCGTCTTTCCATTTGTGTGTCAACGCTACCTGCGATGCCACGGCTTACACGGCAGACACCAACTTCCACCGCGTCAGGATTTGGTCAAACGTCTCCACGCAAATATGGATTCAGTTCGACGGCAACGCGGCTACGAGTTTCTGCGCTTCCGGCTGCACCAATGCCGTAACGCCCACAACGAACGTTGTCACTCCCATTGCTCAGGCTGTGACCCGCACCGCCGGGGCCAAGACTCTGACCGTCGATTACTTCGGATTGAAGATGAGCGGCCTGGCGAGGTAATCCATGACCGTATCAAGCACAACCAGCAGAATTGATTATACGGGGTCGGGCAGCTCCACCTATGCCTACCCGTTCTACATCTTTGCCAATACGGACCTGGCCGTTTATGTGAACGGCGTCCTAAAGACGCTGACCACGGATTACACCGTCACCGGAGCGGGTTCTCTCAGTGGCGGGAATGTGGTGTTTGTCGCCTCGGTCAGTGGCCTTGCCATCTCGATTCAGCGCAATGTATCTGCCACGCAAACCACGGATTATGTCGCCAACGACCCATTTCCCGCAGAGACGCACGAAGCTGCACTCGATAAAGTCACGATGCTTTGTCAGCAGCTAATTGAGAAGGTGGGCAGGGCGCTCAAGGTAAAAAGTACATCGCTACAAGTAAATCTTGATGTTGATGATCTGGTTGCAGGGAAGTTCTTGCAGGTCAAAACTCCCGCAAGTTCTGGCATTCAGATGGTAGACATTGTGACATCTGGTGCCATCGGCATTCCGGTATCCATTGCACAGGGCGGCACTGGACAGATTACCGCCGCCGCGGCACTCGCCGCCCTAGGTGGAATACCGACATATATGGTCAAGGTTGGAAGCAAGGCCGGAGACTATACCACCTCGAGCGCAGCCTTTGTGAACGTGGACGGGACGAATCTTAGCTATACGGTAGTCATTCCCGTCGGTTGGAAGCTGTTCGTTGTCGCATCATTGGATGCCTACCAATCAACCGCCGGGAATGGCATGTACTTTGCTCTTTTTGACAACGGCGGAACCATTGACCGCAGGCTTACGGCCCCAACGCTCGGAACCTCCACGGGCGTCAGCCTGAATGCCGTTGTGGAAGGTGACGGAGCTTCGCACACGATCACACTGGTATTTGCTACTGCTAACGTCCTTGACGCGACCAACATAAGAAACGCCTCCACTGGCTGGCCGCAGATGGTTTTTATCCTATCTCAGGCGAATTAATTTATGGCCTCCGACGTAGAAATCGCCAATAACGCACTATCAATGCTCGGGGATGATCCGATCACATCTCTTACCGATGACACTCCGCGCGCGCGCCTAGTGAATCGCATCTACCCGCAGACGCGGGATGCAGTGTTGCGATCGCATCCGTGGAACTGCGCAACTTCGCGTGCGACATTGGGGCAATTGTCCACCTCTCCGGTATATGGCTGGGCCTATCAGTACCAACTCCCGAGCGATCCCTATTGCCTGCGGGTTTTGGCTCTGAATGACCGAGAGGATTGGGCATGTCCTGGCGATGAGTTCAAGGTTGAGGGGAGGGCACTGCTCACCGATGCTGCCTCCGCGAATATACGGTACATCTTCCGCATCACCGATCCCGCGCAATATGACGCGATGCTCTATGAGGCTCTCAGCGCTAAACTAGCCTCCAAGATGGCATATGCAATCACCAAATCACAGAGCACGGTTAAAGCCATGCTTGAGATTTACGATGGCATTCTAAGAGAGACTCGCACCATCGACGGTCAAGAAGGCTCACCTGATAAGCAGGACAATAACATTCTCACCCAAGATAGATAATGGCCCGCATCCGCACGATACAAAATAGCCTGAATGCTGGCGAATGGTCGCCACTTCTGGCCGGTCGGACCGATCTAGCCAAGTATAAGAACTCCGTCGCAACCATGGAAAACATGATTGCATTCAAGCATGGCGGTGCTTATCGCAGGCCGGGAACGCGGTTTGTGGCAGAAGTCAAGACCAGTAGCAAGAAAACTCGCCTGATCGACTTCCAGTTTTCACAGAGTCAGAACTACATCATTGAAATGGGCGACGGCTATATGCGCTTTTACAAGAATGGTGCGCGCATTGAATCGCCCCCAGGTACTCCGGTTGAGATTGTCAGTCCCTATCTGGAAGCGGATTTATTCGCAGTTACCTATGCGCAATCTGCTGACGTTCTTTATATGGCCTGCCAAGGCTACGCCCCGCAGAAGCTAACGCGGACTAGCGACACGGTATGGGGCATTGCGGCTGTGGCCTTCACATCTTCACCGTGGGGCGCTGGCCCATATCCCGCATGTGTAACTCTCTATCAGCAGCGGTCCTGGTGGGCGAATACGACTTCTGCACCGGATACGATCTGGGGCAGCCAGACCGGGGATTATGAGAATCTAGACAAGGGCACAGCATTAGACAATGAGGGCATCGAGTTCACGCTTTCATCTAACAAGCTGAATGCGATTGTCTGGCTTTCCGGTCAAAGAGCTTTGCTGGTTGGCACGGTGGGGCAGGAACATGTCCTGTCTGGCGGGTCAATTGACGATCCCATCACGCCATCGAATCCAAATTCTCAGTCGCCCACGAAATATGGTTCCACTGGAGTGGCCCCTGCAATTGCAGGAAGCAGCATTCTTTTCCTTCAGCGTGCCGGACGCAAGTTGCGCGAGCTGCTCATGGACTCCTATGCGGTTGCTTACACGGGTCCGTTTCAGGACGTGACCGTACTGTCTGAGCATGTGACGCTCGGCGGTATTACCCAGATGGCTTATCAGCAAGAGCTTGACTCAATCATTTGGGCGGTTCGTGCGGATGGAACGCTTGTGGGCATCACCTACGAGAAAACGCAAGACGTGGTTGCCGCTCATAGGCATGTAACGGATGGGCTATTCCAGTCCGTCGCGTCTATCCCGCATCCCGATCAAGACCAAGATCAGGTCTGGGTAATCGTGAAGCGCACCATCAACGGTTCGCAGAAACGGTATGTCGAATACTTCGACACCAAGGGCGGCTATTATGGGAACCTCGGAGTTGATTGCGGCCTGACCTACCCCACCTCGAGCAAGAATATCGTTTCATCCTCTGCCGCATTCCTGTTCGATATAACCGGAAATTCTCGCCTTACCTATTATTGCCCAGCGCACGGTCTTGCTCCCGCTGGGTCCGTATCCATTTCCAGCGTTCTCCTAGATGGTGGCGTCGGCGTCAATCCTTTCAATGGCACGTTCAGCGTTGAGAGTGTACTGGACGCGGATCATTTTACCGTTCTTTATGGTGGGAATGTAGATGGAGAATCCGGCACTGGTGGTTCGTTTCCCGTAAGTGTCAGTGCCACTGCGACGCTGACTGGATTGTCTCATCTTGAAGCAAAATCCGTAGACATTGTGGGGAATGGTGCTGTTTATCCGCAGAAAACAGTAGCCTCTGGACAGGTCACAGGATTGAATCCGACCGTTACGGTTGCGGAAGTTGGCCTCCACTTCGATTCCACGATTGAAACCATGCGACCCGATGCAGGGCAAGATGCAGGAACAGCGCAGGGCGAGCAAAAGAGTATCAATGACATCACTGTGCGCCTCTATAAGTCGCTCGGCTGCACGATTCAGGGCGACTTGCTTACATTCCGCAAACCGGCCGATCCCATGGGATTACCGCCTCCAATGTTCACAGGAGACAAGAGAGTCACAAATCTCGGATGGTCAACTGAAGGGCAGATCACCATTCAGCAGACTCAGCCCTTGCCCATGACTGTTCTGGCAATCATCACGGAAATATCGGTGGGCGGATGAGCGAACTGCAAGTGCGACAGTTTGAGCCGGAAGATGTGCTCGCAATCAGCGCACGCGAACCGGATGCCTCAATCATGGCATCGCTTCCCGATCCGCTCGCAGTGGCAAAGCAGTACAGGGATAGCGGTCCAGCATGGACTGGACTTCTAGACGGTCAACCAATGGTCTGCTCTGGAGTGGTGATTCTCTGGCCGGGACTAGCGGAGGGTTGGGCGTTAACGTCATCTCTGGCAGCGCAATATCCATTGGCCTTTCACCGCGTCATTAAACATAAGCTAAACGAACTGATCTCCGCAAATAATCTGCGGCGCGTGCAGGTCGCCATTCCCGAGACGCATCAAGTCTCCTGCCGCTGGATCACGCACCTGGGATTCAATTGTGAGGGCATTATGCCGAAGTATGGTCCTGACGGTGCGGACTATTTGCGCTTTGCGAGGTTGAGCTAATGCCATTCACCGCGCCGGTTATTCTGGGAATCATCGGGGCAACTACTGCCGCTGCTGGAACTGCCGTTTCCGCAGTCGGTCAGGTCAAAGCGGGAAACGCTGCCAAGAATGTAGGTGAATATAACGCCAGCGTAGATGAGCAGAACGCACAGAACTCCCTCGCAGACGCAACTACCAGCGAAGCGCAACAGCGAGTGCGGGATTCTCACGTTATCGCGGCAGGCAGGGCAATTGCGGGAGCGTCGGGCGTAGACGTGAACAGCGGCAGCCCGTTAGACGTGCAGGCCGAGAATCAAAAGCAGGCCGAAATGAACGCACTGAACATTCGCAGGAGCGGACAAACCAGGGCGCAGGCGTTTATTGCGGATGCGCAAAGTCAACGTATGCAAGGGAAGAACGCACAGGCAGCTTCGATGTATGGTGCGGCGGGAACGATCCTAACGGGCGGGGCAAACGTCGCCCGTTACGCCTCTGCACTGACCGCCACGCGCCAGCCTAGAGTGCAGCCAAATGGTTCCTAACGGGCGGCGCAAGCTATGGAATTAGTGTCTATGCATAACGCTCGCACCCTTCTTTCGAGCAGTTCGACGCGATTCTGCAAGTTCTTAATTTGTGCGTCAGGGGCGGGAGTCGTTTGGCTAAAGGCTGGAACGATTAGCAGCAAAAACACCACCAGCAATGTTGGGTTTTTCATTTCTTGTATCTCTTTCTTAAGGGCGTCTATTTCAGAGCGCAGTTGCCATAGTCCATTGGTGCTTCTGAAGTGCAGCAAGCATCCGCATATTAGAACGAAGATGACGGCAGCTATTATTTCCATGATTGAAACTCTGCT